AAGACTTTCTTCTAGCTTTAGACTTAGCGTCTGTTTTTTTTCCAGCCGTACTTACACCCTGTTGTCCAAACCTTATTGTTTTTATTTTACCCTTACAGTTGGTTACTACTACATGTGATTTAGTAGGGTGACTAGGTGTACGTTTTGGTTTATTTAAACCACTAACCCCTGCACGCTTTATTGCTGATGCTCTTTTGTTTGCTTCGGCCATTATTTTGTGTGTTTTTTCTGTATTGCAAAACTAGCAAATAAACTCGCTCCTTTGTGTGGAACGAATTTACCGCTATGTTTCATAAGCTTGACAGATTTGCCCTTTTTCATCCAGTGATAGCCAGATGGGGCTTTAACTCTTTTATTTGCCATTATCTTATATTAGTTAATCTTTTTCTAATAGTTTTCTGTTTTACGGTATTTTTTTTATTACAACCGCAACCCATTATTTTCTACCTCCTTTTTTTGCTTTCTTTTTTCCTTTTTTCATTTTTCCGTAAGCCATAATTTTATTTTTTAATGGTTATTATATATACAAATATAATAAAAAATTTATTAACATCATAGTATTATATTGTTTTTTATTGTTATATTTGAAGAAATTAAATTAAATAATATGGACAAAAAGAAAGATAAAGTTACCCCACCAAACCTTTTGCAAAAAGGGTGGAGTTTAAGCAAGTCTTTAATGAGATATGCTGTTGAAGGATTTCCAAATGTTTCTCAAGAAGAGTATGAGCAAAGAATGTTAATGTGTAATTCTTGTGAGTTTTTAAATAAAAAAAATTCAACTTGTAATGTTTGTGGTTGTGCAGTAGAGTACAAGGGTAGAATGGAAACAGAGAAATGTCCAGAAAGCAGATGGTAATATGGAAATAGCAAACGGATTAATAAGAAAAATAATAGTAACAGCTGGAGACAGAGACATAACTTATGTTAAAGGACAAACTATTGCTAATGGAGCAATACAAGTTGTGGATATAACTTTTGATTCAGCTTACGCAGAGCACTTTGGGGAGGGTAGATATAACGTCTACGTCATACCTAACAAAGAAAGCTACGTTAGACTGTGGAAGTCTATCCCCTCTAACAAGTGTGTTCCTGAATATGAACTTTCAATAGAACCTCAATTAAAATAAAATGAATAGAGAACAAATAATACAACAAAGAAAAAAACAAGCCCGTAAAGATAAATGGAATTATTTTTTTACAAACTTTTTTCCAAATATAAATAGAAAATTAAATTTTTTTAATCAAAGAATTTTAGAGTCTAATAAAAATTATTACATTAAAATATTAATATCTTTTTTAGTTGTTTTAATATCACAACCTGTTATTCTTATTTTAAGAATGCAAGGAATAGTTTCTTTTTTAAATATGCAAAAAAACAATAACCTAACACCTAGACAAGAAAAAGACTGTGGTTGTAATAAAAAAACAAAACAAGAAGATGTAACTATAGACCCTAAAGAAGCGTAACATGGAAATATTACCTATAGGAGACTTTGTTTATGTGGAGCTAGAAAAAGAAGAAGAAAACACTCATGTTTTAGATGATGGAACAAAAATATGGCTAGACACTTCTTATGATAGATATGTAAATGCTAGACAATACGGAACTGTCAAAATGGTTTCTGTTAATATAAAAAAAAGAGTGGAAGATAACTTAACTCTTAAAAAAGGAGATAAAGTTTATTTTCATCATCATGTAATAGATGAAAGAATGGCTAGTGAGTTTGGAGGAGAAAATGTGTATAAAGTTCATTACGACCAATTGTATTGTTATGTTAGAAACGAAAAAATAACAATGCTTCAAGATTATGTTTTTGTAGAGCCAATACAATTAGAAGACAAAATAGGAAGTTTATATATACAATCTAAAGAATCAACCAAAAGAGGAAGGGTTAAGTTTTGTAATCAGTTTTCAAAAGATGATGGTTTTAAAAACGGTGATGAAATAATATTTATAAAAAACGCTAACTACGATATGATTATTGAGGGAGAAAAATTATTTAGAATGAAAAATAATGAAATATTAGCATTAACTGACGGAATAGAATGAGTGAGATAGAAAAAACAGATGTTCAGGTTTATATAGAACAAACATTAAGAGAATTGGTAGACGCAGCAAAAGAAGGCATATCAACTCTTATAGCAGATGTTAAAAGACCTATTGCTGATGATGTAGCAGACGAGAGGCGTAAGTCTGCATTAGAGTCTAAGAAAAAAGCTTTTATGGATGCTCAGGAAATGTTATCTGCATTAGCTAGTTTAGAAAATAAAATAGTAGGAAAAGAAATAGAAGAAGAAAACGATAATAATAGTTTTAAAGGAGGCTTCTCCGAAAAATACGCAAAAAAGAAATGATAGAAGAAATAGCAAAAATGCAAAAACAAGAAGAGATAATACACAACTCTATGTTCTGGTCTTACATGATTTTAACTCAACAAATAACCATAGATGGTTTGTTTGAACAAGACGAAGATTTTGGTCTTATATTTAATCCAGATGATATAGGAGAAGCAGACCCTATAGAATTAATAGATGTTTTAATAGAGTATTTTGTAAGCACAGAAGAATACGAAAAGTGCCAAGATTTGGTAGAGGCTAAAAAATTGTATAAAAAATAAAAAAGGGGCTTACGCCCCTTTCTTTTTTAATACATAAATACTACGACTTAGACCAGTATCCGTATTCTAACACACAAGCAGCAGTGTTAGCTTGAACCTCTAATCCAATCGCTCCCTTTACAGGAAAGAAAGAAAACTCACCAGGACCTAAATCTAAAAAATTATCACCATTATCATTTTTTACTGTAATGATATTTGTAGTGTCTATATTTTTTAAATAAACATAAGTAATAGCTGAGTTGGCTGTAGTTAAAATATTAGTTGCAGAAGAAGTTGCTATTGAAGCTCTAGCTATATTTACAGCAGGCTCTGAAACTGTTAAGGTATCAGTAACTGAAATATTTAAAGCATCAGCAGTAGAATCTGCATTTGTTAATGTTAATGTTGGTTTTAATGTTGCCATGTTTTTAAATTTTTAAAGTTAATGATTATGTTGTTAATGCTGATTCAGTTGAAGCTACAGCTGTAGCAATTGCTTCATCTAAAGCTAAAGTATTATACCCGTGTTTACCAGATGCTTTTATAAGAATCTGTGCTTTACTAGAATCATTATCAAATCCACTTACAATATTGGATAATCTAACAAAACCAGATAAAGATGTATCAGGAAACGCTACAACATTACCATTTACAGTTAAAGAAGCTAAATCAGATACTGCAGTTTTACCACCCATATGTCTTGTAAATGAAGTTTGTAAACTATCTAAAGAAGTTTCTATTTGTAACATGTCTACAAAGTGAGAATCAATGCCTGCATGATTAGTATTTGAAGCATCATAAAAAGTAGCCCAGTCATCTGCACTAGAACCGCCAGCGATGTTACCTTCGTAAGTTAAAATAACTCTATCAAGATTAATCATTAAGTTAACTTCAGAAATAGTATCAGCATCATAAGCTACACCATTTTTTAAATTAACCTCAACTGCTCTTAATTGTCCAGATTTAGAAGACATTCCAAATCCATCAGCTACATTTACACAAGGCTCTACTGTTCTAATTTCAATAGGTCTTCCTCCACCCATAGTGTCAGCGTAAAGAATTTTTCCTTGTACTCTGTAAACAGGTAAAGCTAAACCAGTTGCACCAGTTGTAATATCTTGTTTAGTAGTACCGTCATAATCAGACTCGCTTCCAAATAAAAATACATTGTCTGCTCCAGTTATTTTTTCTTTAAAAATTTTACCAGGAGTGTAGTCAGAAGAAGCTATGTCAAAGTTTCCTACTGAATCTCCAACATCTCCAACACGAATATACTCTCCGTCTGTAAGACCATGACCCGTTATAGTTAACGCATCAGTTGCTGCAGTAGCAGCAGTAGCATTAATTCCTAATGCAGTTTCTACGTTAGTACCGTATATAATATGCTCGGTACTAAGCATCATTGTTTTTGCGTCAGCAGCAGTAGTACCGAACTCTTCGTTTCCATACTTTAATACGCTTACGCTAATTAAGTTTGCCATTTTTTTAATTTTTTGTTAATAAATAGATTGATTGTAAATGCAAATATAGTTAAACTATTGTATATATCCAAATTTATTCGTATATTTGTCCTATGTCAAGTAAAGAAATTTATGGAATACCAATTAGTATTCCAAAGAAGCCTTCTAAGCGTTTTATTTTAGGTTCTAATAAGCCGAAAAAAAAACAAAAATGGGAAAGAACTGAGCTTCCAGAAAACTGGGAAATATTAGCAGAGTCTAAAAGAGCAAAGTTTATAGAACAAGAGTTTAAAAGAAGAGTAGAAGGGGTTTGGTTTATGAATAATGGGGTGGCAACTTATATAACGGGGGTTCATTACTATTATTTAAATTGGTGTAAAATAGATGTTGGTTATCCAGATTACTGGGATAGAGATAGAAGGTTCTTTTTGATATGGGATGGCATTAGAAACAATCCTAATTGTTACGGTTTAATTATGCCAAAACATAGAAGGCAAGGGGCTTCTTGGAAAGCAGCGGCAATTGTTATGCATGATATAACTTTATCCTATAATTCTAACGGTGGAATTATGAGTAAGACTGGTTCTGACGCAAAAAAGCTCTTTGACAAAGTTGTGTTTATGTTTAGAAAGTTGCCGGACTTTTTTCAACCTATTATTGAGGGAACTGATTCTCCTAAAACTGTGCTTTCTTTTAAAAAGCCAGGAGAAAAAATTACCAAAAATAATGCTAAGGTAAAAAAGTCAGAGGCTTTAGATAGTCAAATAGACTGGCGTAACACTAGAGATAACTCTTATGATGGAGAAAAGTTAAAAACTTTTATTTCTGATGAGGGGGGTAAATGGTTAGAGGCAGATGTTTCTAAAAACTGGCAAATAGTAAAACCCGCATTATCTGAAGGTGTAAGGATTATAGGTAAAGCGTTTTTACCATCTACGGTTAATGAAATGGAATCTGGAGGTAAAGCTTTTAAAGATATATGGGATGATTCAGACCAAGAAGATATAATACCTGGTATTAATAGAACAAAATCTGGATTGTTTAGATATTTTACTCCGGCTTACGATGGGTTTGAGGGGTTTATAGATGAGTATGGAAATAGTGTTATAAAAAACCCAAAAAAAACAGTTTATGATAAGTATGGTGAAAAAATAGAAATAGGAAGTAAGCAGTATTTGGAAGGTATACGGGAAAGTTATAAAAATGACACAAATAAACTTGCGGAATATAAAAGACAATTTCCTTTTACTCCTGAAGAAGCTTTTAGGGTAAGTACAGATGATTGTTTGTTTGATTCAGAAAGAATATATCAGCAAATAGATTATATTGAAGGAACAGGAAATATTATGACTACAAGGGGTAACTTTTTATGGAAAAACGGTGAAAAAGATTCTGAAGTAATATGGATGCCAGATAAAAAAGGTAATTGGAATGCTGTTTGGTTACCTAAAAAAGAAGAAAGCAATAAAATAGAAATAAAACGTTCAGGAAAATATCCTGGAAATGAATTAACTTTAGTTGCTGGGTGTGACCCTTTTGACCACGATACAACAACAGATGGAAGAAGGTCTGATGCAGCATCATATGTTTTTAAAAAACTAGATGTTCATGACCAAGATAATTCTCATATGTTTGTTTGTGAATATATACACAGGCCTCCAAAAGCAGAAATGTTTTTTGAACACATGCTTATGCAATGTATTTATTATGGATGCCCTATACTTGTAGAGAATAATAAAATAGGATTAATACAGTATTTTAAAAGAAGAGGATACGAAAAATATTTAATGGCAAGACCAGAATCAACACATACTAAATTTTCAAAAAAACAAACAGAGGTAGGTATTCCTGCAACTGGAGCTGCGGTAGCAAATGCTATAGTAGACTCTATACAAGCTTATATATATGATTATGTAGGTGTAAATGAGGAAACAGGAAGTATAGGAAGAGTTTTTTTTACTAAACTTTTAAAAGACTGGCTAGAGTTTGACATAAACAATAGAACTAAATTTGATGCAACAATGGCTTCTGGATTTACCTTGCTTGCATCGCAAAAACATATAAAACCAAAAATAGAAATTAAAACAACAAGCCCTTTTGTTAGGCAATATAGCAATAGCGGTAAAGTATCTAAATTAATAAAACAATGAGAAATAAAGATTTTTACGGATTTCCAAATCCATTAGCTTCACGAGAAGAGAAGTTAGAAAAAGCATACGGCCTTCAGTACATGAAAGAAATGTATAGAGAGTGGGAAAATGATGGGGCTGGTGTTAATCTTATGTCTACTCGTAATCAAAGGTATAAAAGATATAGAGAGTACGCAGAAGGAATGCAGTCTGTTGACCAATATAAAGAATTAGTTGGTGCAAACGGAGACAGCTCTTATCTTAATTTAAACTGGGAAGTAGTTCCTATTATACCTAAATTTGTAGACGTTCTTGTTGGTGGTTTAACAAACCAAGACTACAGTATAAAATGTACTGCTATAGACCCTATATCTGTAGATAAAAAACATCAAGACAAATTTAAGACTTTAACTAAAATGGATTTAAAAGATTTTGCTCATGAAGCAGCAGGATTAACGGGACTTCCTTTAGATGAAGATTTTAAAAATTTACCAGAAGACAGGGATGAGTTAGATTTGTTTATGGAGTTAAATTATAAACAGGCTACAGAAATAGCTATGGAGCAAGGAATAGAGCTAACCATGTATTTAAAT